GCAATTTACAATCAACAACAATTCCGTATCAATCAATATGAACGATGTGTTGCCGGTCATTCTCCGCTTCAACGACAAGCGTGAACTGATGAGGTATAACGGTATGGTCCCCAATCTGTATGATGTCTATGGCAAATACCTTGACGCCGTCGGTGCCAACAACAACCCCCTCGGCAACTACACCAGCAACAGTTATGACAACGACCTCTACGCTCGTGGTTCATTTATGGACGTCCAAGTCTCCGGAACCAACGCCTTTGATGCTGCCGGTGCCAACATCATCACCGCTGTCCCCACCATCCCTGCTGTGGACGCTGCCCTCACCTACTTCATCAAATACACAGTTAGGGAACCCCTTCTCGCTGCCCCTTTTATGTTCGCTAAATCCAGTTATAGCGGACAAGGGTTTTATGGAATACAAAACTTGAACGTAGTTTTTAACTTGGCGACTACGAACAACGCTCGTGTGTGGCGTTCCGGTCTGCCTTGTGATAACAACGAGCAGTTCCCTACCCAGTGTTCCATTTTGTCTTATTCCGGAAGCAAACTCATCTTTAACTTTTTAACACCGAAACCCTCTGATATGCTGAGTGCCAGAAATGTAGTGCCCTACTATGAAATGCCACGCTACCTCTCTACGACTACTCCATCAATCCCCTACGCCCTTCGTGGTGCCGGAGCAGCAGCACAGACAATCGTTCCGGCGACTACTCGTCTCACATTCACTACTACCCAACTCAATCAAATCCCAGATAAGTTGCTGATTTTCGTCCGCAAAGCGAAATCCGCACAACTTTTGAGCGACACCGATAGTGCTTTAGCGATTACGCGATGCTCCTTCAACTTCAATAACCAGAGCGGTATTCTCGCCTCTGCTACCCAAGACCAGTTGTATCGTTATTCGGTGGAAGCAGGAAGCAATCAGTCGTGGGAAGAGTTTAGGGGGTTCGCCGTTGTTGGAAACGCTGCCACCGGTTCCGGCAAACAAATCCCTACCTCCGGTTCGTATCTCTTCTTGGATATGGGTAAGCATCTTCAAATCACAGAGGACTACTATGCCCCAGGTTCGCTCGGAAACTTCAACCTCCAGTTCACCCTTGATGTGGAGAATTATCTGCCGGTCCCTAACGCCCTCGTCCCAGTCGTGGGTGGAATGCCGATTGAAATGGTCCTCATCACTCTCAACAGCGGTCTATTCGTCTGCGAGAAGGGTCAGTCCGCTACCTACACCGGTATCCTCACCAAGGACGATGTGCTGTCTGCCTCCGCACAGACCCCCCACAGTTCCGGCGATGTGGAGCGTCTTGTCGGCGGTGGTCTACTTGACAAGTTGGGTTCATTCGCTTCTGCCGTCGCCCCCACCGCTCTTAAGATGGGCGTGGGTGCCTTACAAGGAAGCGATAACCAATACGCTAAAATGGGTAGCAAGGCATTAGGTATGCTCTGCGACGCACGAGGCAAAGGCGTCGGTCGCGGTCGTGGTGGTGCTATGGAGGATAGACTGATGTAATCACCCAATCACCACTTTTTTCGGAATATTAAGGATTATCATTTAGCGTGATTTAATCTACCAAACTACCGTCCATTCAATATTAATAATTGTCGCAGAATTAATATTAAAATAATTGTGTTATGATATATTATAACCATCGTAAATATGTCTCTCGCTGATTTAGTAATCTGTACTGGAACTGCCACTACCGGTGCTGCCGGAACTGTCGTCTACACTAACCCCAAAATCCCAGCAGGGGCAATCGTCATCGCGACCTTCGGAGGTGGTGCCTTGGGTGCCGGTGCCACCGCTTGTGCCATCGTTCCAGTCGTCGTTGCCGGACAAATCACATTTAACGTGTGTGTCGCTGCCACTCTCGCCCTCGTCGCTGTTGCTGCTTTGCCAATCAATTTTATTGTCCTCAATCCCAACTTCGTTGGGTTCCAGTCTTCTTAATTTAGTAGACCTTGGTAGTTTGGTAGTTGTTTTTTGATAATATATATCTTATCAAAAATCATAAAAATATGGTGATTAGGTGATATTAGATATACCCCTATATATCAAGTAGTATACGACAAAATGGCAGTAGAGATGAGCGAGGTGTTTTGGTCCTTCTTTATAACCTCTATGATTGGACTTTTATTGAAAGGGGGTTCTATGCTTTATAAATCAAAGTGTAAAACGGTAGAGTGTTGCTGTATAAAAGTTGAGCGTGATATTGAGGCAGAAGTCGCCGTAGATGTCCTACCTCCCCCTAATTTAATGGCGTCTGCTTCTGTGTAAAAAATCATAGGGTGGTTTGATAGATAATCGTTAGAGGACGTAAATAATATTGGAGACGAAATAATATTAAAATAATTATATTAAGACATATTATAACAGAAAATGGTTGGATACAACGATACATATAACCGTGCCTTGACGGCACGAAGCAACGCTCTTCAGCGACGCAAAGGTCAGATGATAGACCGTCTCAACGGTTCCGGTCGTGGCGACGAAGAGGATGACGACGACTACTTGAGCGACGGTATGGAAGGTGGTGGTGCTTATGAAGATGAATACGAAGACGAAATGGTCGGCGGTTCCTTTGAGGAGGCGTCGCGTGAGGTCGGCGGTGGTATAAGTGATGTTTTGAGGTTCGGTCGCGGTCGTGCCACCGGTGGCATCGCCCCCCTCCTCCTCGCTGCTGCCCCAGCACTCGCTGCTGCTGCTGCCCCAGTTATCGGTGGTCTTGTTAGTAAGTTTATGGGTTTATTCGGCAGAGGGTATTCCGGTGGTAAACGTCAAGTGAAGGCACAGATGTTGGCGGACCTTAAGGCACAGATGAAGGGTATGAGGGGGTCGGCGAGACTTCTCCCCAAGATGAGAGATATCGCTTATGATACCGCACAGGATATTATGAAGGACCGTCGCTTCCGTGAGAAAATGGAGGCGAGTGGCGGTATGAGGACCGGCGGTCGTGCCACCGGTGGGTTCCTCCCTATGTTGGCGATGGCAGCAGCACCGGTGTTAGGTGCCAAGTTGGCGTCTATGCTCGGTCTCGGTCGCAACTCGCCCATTATGAGGGGTGAGGGTTTCTTTGATTGGGCGAAGAAGGCAGCGTCAGATGTCGGCAACTTCCTCGCACCAGTCGGTAGAGTTCTTGCCCCAGTCGCTGAAGCACTCGCCCCCCTCGCAAAGGATGCTGCCATCGGTTTCGTCAAGGGGAAGATAGGTGCTATGGGTAAGACCGGTAAGGGCAAATGTGCGTGTGGCGGTCAGAAGCAATCCCCCTATGACTTGATGTATGGCGGTGCTATGCTGTCGCGAACCGCGAACGCTGCCTCCCATCGTCATAATGAGAATAGGGACTTACAAGAGGCGTTCGGTGAGAGCATCCACGGTGCCGACCGACTTGATAAGGAGAAACGCTACGCCCTCGGTGCCGGTGGTAAACGCCTCTATATGAAGGGCGGTGTCGGCGGACAACTCGCCCCTATGGGTCAAGAGAGTATGTTCGGTTATGACAACGACGAGCAACCCTACGGACTGACACCCCCTCGCAACGTCGCGAGTAGGGGTTATATCCAAGGCGGTCAGCGGTATCTAACTCCGGTAGACCAGATGAGACCTACCGTCGGAGGGGGAGTTTTTGATGTTCTCGCGAACGCTGGGAGAGGTTTGCTGACTGGGGTGAGAGACGCGGAGCCTTGGTTTAAACTTGGAGGTAGACGAGGCGGAGCGTCCGCGTGGATTAATCACGTGAAATCCTACGCTGCCAAGCACGGCGTTTCCTATAAGGACGCCCTCTCTCAAGCATCGGCGTCATATCGTAAATAAATCTGTAATGGATTATAATTTAGCAATAATTTTATAATAAATATAATGTATATATACTTATTATAAACAGAATGGTCGTTTTAGAACTACGATTAAGACAGAACCGAGAGGCGAATGATGAGGACTTGAGGGCGAACAAGAAAACCTTTGAACGCCAACAACAGCAGGTCGCCATAATGCCCCAGAGCGAGAAACCCCCTAACGATAAACTTCAAGCAATAACATACCAGTTCAACAAGGACGTAGAGAATGTGAAGAACGCCCTAAACGACGGTCTGACCGATATGAATACCCCAGACACCATCAATCGTGGGTTTGCCGACTTTAGCAAGGTCAGTCTGTCGTGGAATAAACTCGTAGCGAGGATTAATCCCTACCTCAAGGGACAGCAGACCGGAGCGGATATACAACCAGCAACTGCCGGAGACTACGCGTATGTCCGTCAGAAACTAAAGGATGACCTCGCACAGTTCTTCGCCAACGCGATACAACAGATTAACGCTTTTAAACGTGCCGTTGGGTTAGGTGTAAGAGTTCAAAACGAGGAAGTTGTTGCCGATATTCTCCAACAACTCAATACCGGATTTTATAAGAATGTGAAATACGGAGCGGAGAGCAGAAGTTCCCTCTATGTGCCGAGACTTCCCCCTAACCCTAACCAAGGAGCGATGGGTCCGGCGATAGGTCCGCAGGGTCCTCCTCCACAAGGTCCACAGGGTCCGCCCCAGCAACCGCCCCAGCAACCGGCACCCCAACCGGCACCCCAACAGCAAGGCAACGCAGCAAATCTTCAACAAGGGGATATAAACCAGTTTGACGCGTATGTCGTCCAAATGGGACGAGACCCCCAGAACTTTCCGGATATTTTTGACCCAGCAAACGCACAGCAAGTCGCAACTATTATAGAAGCACTTGCTTTACAACAGCACGTCGCATTAGGGAACCAACAACCGGACGCACAAGCAAGGGCAGCATTCATCGCTAATGTTATACGAAAAATCCCAGATTATGAGGACTACGTCCAACAGCAACTCGCAGCAAACGCCCCCCAACCCCAGCAGGGACAGCAGGGAGGACCGGCACAACCACAACCACGAAACCCACAGCAAGTAGTGGTCCCAGGCATCGGACCGGACCGCGGTCGCCCCCCTAATCAAAACGCTATGGCAGCAATCGCAGACACGGCAACAAGGTTGGGCGTTGCCGATGTTCTTTCCGGATACGCCGGAATGACTAAAGCACAGAAGGGAACTATCGCGTGGGCGGTTCAGCAAGTAGCGGACGAGATAACGAGAACGACCGGTAATCCGACGTCCTACAAATCTATCCAGCGTTATCTAAATCTAATGGTAGGGTTTGGGCGTGGTGAAATGAGAGGTGATGGAGTTCAGAGGGGAGTTAGGGGACGACCCCTACGTATGGCGAACAACTTTGACGGATTGAGTGAATACCCCAATACCCTCGCCGATTTTAAGAACCGCTACCGCCTCGGTCCTCACGGCGACTACGTGGGTCCAAGCACAGGGGCGATTATCCCCAGACTTCAAAATAGGGGCGTCCTCGGTAGTGGGAATAATACGTTAGGTTATGACGACAGCAAACTAACGATGATGCGGACGAGGGGTGGACGTTCAGAGGGAGGAGTTCTACAGATAGGAGACGACAGTCTCGTCGCAGCAGACGCCCAGTCCAGAGATTGGCAACTATTGGGAGATGAAGATAGAGAAGAAACAGACCCCTTCGCTAATCCATCAATACCAGCAAGAGTAGCAGACCTCGCCAGACGTAAAGGGCGTGAAATCCTCCAACAAGCGATTAACGCCTTCATCGCAGCAGCAACCAATAGCGTTCCAGTCGTCCAAGCAGCAGCACAGGCGATAGGTGGTGGTGCTATGGCAGCATTACCCCAAGTCCTCGCAGCACTACAAGAACTACAACGCTTAACCGTCGTAGCAGCACAAGCAACAGGAACGGCAGCACAAGCAACAGCACAAGCAGCACGAACGGCGTATCAAGCAACGGCAACGAAAATCGTCCTACAATTTTTGAGCGACTATCCAGAAATGCTTATTCCATTTGTAGCACCACTCGTAGGTATGGCAGTAGGAGGTATTGGTTCTGCGGTCGGAATTATGACGGTTGGATTGGCGAGGACGTATCTGCGAAGAAATCCAGATGGTTCGTTCGGTTCAACCGGTAGGGGGTCCGGACGTTGCTGTTTCAATTCCGGTATGTGTAATGGGACAAAGGCGTATCGTTTCAAACGTGGTTCCAAGTCCGCCAACGTCCGTAAGGAGAGCGTCAAGGGCGGTATGATGGGGAGCGGAAATGGCGTGGAGGTGAATGTAAAATACTCCAAGTTGCCGAAGGCACTCCAACCTTCATATGAAGACCTTCACCCCACACCCACTCCGAGAGGCGGTCAGCGTGTAGGATTGGCGTATCGCCGTCCTCGGATGCCGAAGGAGAGTTATGAGGGATACCACGACGAAGAGAACGATGTATACACCCACAGCGGTCGGATGCCCCCAGAGAGCGAGATGCTCCATAGCGAAATGCTACAGGATAAGGCGTTAGGATTATTGAAGGGAATGCCTCGGCGTATCGGTGTGGAGGACCCCAAGTTCAAACCATCGGCATCCAACAGATTTGGAAAATAACCAAATCACCGTTATATTTTGATTTTTGATAATAACCGGATTATCAAAAAACAACTACCAAACTACCATCCGATGTCTTTTCTTATGATAATGGGATTAGCGTGAAATCATAAAAAAATTGAAATGCTTTTAGTGATTGTATATTAGTGGATAGCGATTAGCAACAAGACGAATAACGAACAACAACAACGATGGCAACCACATTCTCCGTATTGAACTGCGACCAATATGTCAAGATGACCCCCAAGGACCAAGACCCCACCGACACTCCGCAGGTAAAGTATCTCCTCCGCAGAGCGGACGGAACCACGACGGAGAGCGACGAAGAACCGACCGGAGGATACAACGCCAACGACCGCCTCCGACTGATGAAGACCACCCAAGACGCCATCCACTCCGGAGGAATGAAACTGAAATGGGGTGATGAAGGAGGTGAGACCGAGAACTTTGATGACGACGCAAGGGCGTATATGATGGACGGATTTGATATGGACTTCTACA